TCCGGAGTGGATCTTTTCCCATTTCAACATATGGCCATCAAGGGAATGATGAAGACCGATTACTTCCTCGGTATATGGAGTCGGGGTTTATCGAAATCCTTTACTACCGGAATTTTCGCATTTCTTGATGCGATATTAAACCAAGGAGTTGAGATCGGTATCCTGAGTAAATCCTTTAGACAATCGAAACTCATCTTCAAGAAGATCGAAGATATTGCCGCGAAGCCGGAGGCAAAGATGCTGGGTCAATGCATAACCCATAAATCCAAAAGCAACGACGAATGGCTTATGGAAATAGGCTCCTCACGCATACGGGCATTGCCGTTAGGCGATGGCTCTAAGCTGCGTGGTTTTCGTTTCCATAGGATAATTATCGATGAGTTCCTGTTGATGCCGGAATCGATCTATAACGAAGTTATAGTTCCGTTCTTGTCCGTCGTGGAGAACCCTATGGAACAGCAACGGATGCACGATCTAGAAACCAAATTAATTAACGAAGGCAAAATGAATGAGGAGGATCGCTATAAATGGCCTCACAACAAGCTAATAGCTTTGTCATCGGCTTCATATAAATTTGAGTACCTCTACAAAGTATACGAGAAATTTGATAATCTAATAACGGGAAAAGACACTGAAGGAGAAAATAGCGATGCGACGAGATGCATTATGCACTTTAGTTACGATTGCGCTCCCGAAAAACTATACGACTCGAACTTGATAGAACAATCAAAATCCACAATGTCCCAAAGTCAGTTCGATAGAGAATTCGGTTCTTTATTTACTGATGACAGCAGTGGGTATTTTAAGAATTCCAGAATGGCTGCATGTACGGTTCAAGACGGAATGGAACCTTCCATGGAAGTGGCGGGCAACCCCAAGGACAAATACCTCTTGGCCTTTGACCCAAGTTGGGCGGAATCGGAAAGCTCTGATAATTTTGCGATGCATGTATTTAAACTACATGATGAAAAACAGATGGGAACATTAGTTCATTCGTATGCGTTGGCGGGGACTTCCTTAAAGCAGCATATAAATTACTTCCACTACTTGATAAAGTATTTTAATATTGTTTCTATAGTGGGGGATTATAACGGAGGGGTTCAATTTTTAAATGCTGTGAATGAGAGTAAGAAGTTTAAGGATTCCAACATAAAGATAGATTTTATCACTGCTGATTTTGATAAACCCGAGGAGTATGAAAACGATTTAAGAAAAGCCAGAAGAGAGTATGACTTGGACTCGAAAAAGATTTGTATATTAAGAAAGCCCACTAGCCAATGGATTCGTAGGGCAAATGAATTACTGCAAGCTAGTTTCGACCATAAGAAAATTGCATTCGGCAGTAGGCCAATTGATGATTATTATACGGCGGAAATAAAAAAGAAGATACCCATAAAAAACCTTAAATTTGCAAATTTCGTAGAGCAGGACGAAAAGGAGTCTGCAGCAGCAAAGATGATTGACTTTGTTGAGCATCAATACGACATGGTGAATTTGACTAAAACAGAATGCGCTTTAATTCAGATTAAAACCACACCACAAGGCCATCAAAGTTTTGACTTACCTGACGTGTTGAAGAGAACTTCCGGGCCTAATAAAGCAAGGAAGGATTCATATTCTGCAATTGTTCTTGGAAATTGGATGATTAAGACTTATTATGATTACATGAATGTAGATTGTACGAATTGGCAAACGACTTTTCAGCCGATGTTTATAGGGTAGGTGAGATGGCTATTCAATATCATTCCAAGATTGCAGGATATACGGATAAAACATCCTTTTCTCGAACAGAAAAAATTCCAGTTAGGGTTAGTTCCGAGTTTCCAATGATTGGCGTTTCTATTATTGATGTATTGACCAAAGAGGAGGTGCATAACACTCAATCCCCCGCCCTGAAACAAGCCATAGGAGAATTAGCATTTGCTGAAGGATGCAACTGGGATGAAACTTTCTCAATAGATGCATCTATTTTTCAGCCCGGGATGTATGCGATAAAATTATCCTCTGGCGGAGAAGAGTTCAATCTTCCTATTATTATTAAAAATGATGGGCCTCCGTCTAGTATAATGGTTGTCGTGAACACAAATACATGGTGCGCTTATGATTCTTGCTTAACGGGAGGTGCGTTTTATGAGGACTACTTAGAAAGTGATAATGAATACAACCAGGCGAGCAAACTTAATCCCAGGGGCAGGAATAATGAATGTTCTGTGAGTTCCTTTTCTAAACCAAACCTTTGCACAAGTAAAGAAATGGGTTATTTTTTATCTGGTTCATTTACCCCTGATAGGTCTCATCAATTTTTTGGAGAAACCTATGTTTGGGAGTGGTTGCGCAAAAATGGTTATAACTTTGATTTTGTTTCGGATTTGGATTTAATTGATGCGTCATCCTTTGAAGGGAGAAAGCTAATATTGTTGAACTGCCATCCAGAATATTGGTCCCATCAAATGTATTATAATCTTTGGGGTTGCATTAACCATACGGATACCAGTCTCTTGTATCTAGGGGGGAATGCCATATGGCGAAAAGTATTATTAAATAAAGAAAAAAATCGAATAGAAAAAATGGGTTACCCCTGGAATTATGTCCAAAACAAATATGAAAGCGGTTTTGCAGTCGATGAATTCGCAAAAGAAAATCCAGTAGATGTTTGCCCCTATGAAATATTAGGCATGTTCTATGATGAGTCGGGATATAATACTTATGCAACTTTTTCATGCCTTAATGAGGGCCATTTTTTGACCAAAGGCACCAATTGGTTAAAAGGAGAAGAAATCGGGTCTGATTATGATGTGCAGAAACCAAGTGGGCATGAAACCGATAAAGTCAACCATCGATTTATCACCAAAAGAATGAACCTCGAAAATGCTGCCTTAATAGGCAAGGGGAGAAATCCCAATCGTGGAGGAGCGGATATATTGTATCACACAATAGACAATTCTCATGTTTTATCAGCAGGGTCCATCACTTTCGGAAGATGCATTAATGACTCGGGGATATCACAAATGATAAAAAACTTTATGGATCTAATATTTACTGGAGATGAAAATCAATGAAATTATCTACAGACATTTTTATTAATAAATTCATAACCCAGGAAGGGGATGTAAGGAGAGCTCTGGTCACAAGAAGCCCACCCTTGCCCACAACAATAATAGAAGCATATGCCATGACATATGATTTATTAACCGATTTAGAACTAAAACAAAAAATTATAGATAAAGTTGTATTTTATATAAATCAAACGACAGCCGTAAACCAAAATTACCTACCGTATATTATTCGTTTGGATTCCAAGGGAGCGTACAACCCAAAAGATTTTAATGTACAGCACTCTTTATGGATCGCAAAGGTATTGTATGACCATTACCAAATCACTCAAAATAACATATATTACAACTACGCAGAACAGGTCTTCGGTATAGCCAATAATTTTTTACAAAATGGTTTTAATAACTGGAGAATTGATGATTCTCCTGAAAGTAATATACCAAGCATTAAATCATTAACAAGGGCTGATCTTTATTGCCTCTTGGGGTCTATGGATGATTTAAATAAAGTGCTGGATTATTATAATAAGAACCTTTTCGATAAAAATATTAGTCTTTACAAATCTTTATTGGCTCCCGGATATGATCATCATTTGCATGAAAATTTAGAATTAGTCGAAGGGCTTTTTTCTGTTTACAAACATACATCAGATGAAAGTTTCTACCAACTCCCTCATCGCCTCATGCATGCGCTTGCCGACAAGGTGGAGAATAGTTTAAATATTTTAGCTAAATTACAATTTTATTACTGGGCTCCTTTTTTTGACATTAATACTGATTTTCTCAAAAATCAAATTGATGATTATGCCTTAAGGTATAGAAATCACCAATCATTATCGGCATACTCTGGAAAAGGCTTTTCTGGCGAGGACGATATATTCCCATATATTTATCTATTAAGAATTTTTACAGACTACGAACCATCATGATAAAATATAATATATCAGTGTTCGGAGACTCTCATGCTAGGAGTTTTAACAACATCGCTATCAATGGAGCCAATATAGATGTCAACGCTCTCAGCGGGGCCACCCTCACCGGGTTGGTAAAAAGAATATCTACCCTAGAAGTGTTAGATAAAATAAAGGAGTACATTAACAAAAACCCTAATATAGATTTTTTAATTTTAAAATTCGGACAAGTAGATATAGATCTTAAATTTTTTTATAAAAAATATGTTAAACAAGAAAATATTAGCGACATTGAATATATTCAGGAGTGTGTTCGAGCCTGTAAGGTCTTAATAGAATCCATCTCCGAGGTGTTTCCTAGGGAAAAAATCGTCATATGCGGAATTAACCCCCCTACTCCTGTTGATGCGCAACAAGCACTCGAATACACTTCTTCAATTATATTAACAAATGAAGCGGAAAAGGTGATATCTAGTGCTGAATTCGCAGAAGACATAAACTACTCCAAGCGACTCAGCAGATCCGCAAAATTAAACTTTGAGTTACGATCCATGTGTAGAGAATCAAAGATTAAATACTTTGAGGTGTTTGGGGAAATTTTAGATAAAAATAATTTACTAAATCCACTTTACATAGGTTCCGACCAACACATTAAAGGGGTGGAGCACGATGCTCCAAAAAAACAGCACCCCATTAATAGGCGTTTCCAGACGTACGTTTCAAATCTAACCGGGATAACTAACGAAACCCTAACAGACTTTAGTTCGGAAGACGTAACAAGCCGGTACTTAGATTCTCATTACTATCTTTGTGGAACCTTTAAATCCTATAATAAACCCCCAACTCCTACTCAAGGTTACCCCATTGCCCGAGACATACTACAATATGACCATATCTTAAATATAGATATACCTAACGACATTAAGAGAAATTTATTAAATCAATTCACCTTGAAAGAGGGTGACCATGTTTTAGAATTAGGAGCTTATATAGGTCTAGGGGCTAGATATCTATCCAAAAGAGTTGGGACAACAGGCAAGGTTTTATCTATAGAGGGAATTGAATCAAACTATGACCTACTCGTAGAAAACACTTCGTGTTGCGATAATGTTGATACATATAATACTTGTATATCTTCCGAGGATACACTCAAAACTTTATATACTAGCAGTCAGCAGCTACAAACTAATGAAATGAATAAGGTTCATTCTAGATACGGCTACGGTAGTGTAAAGCCATCTCAGGAGTTTCCGGTCAGAAGTGTTGATTCTCTTTTGGAGAACGAGTTTAAGGAGGCGGGGTTTTCTCCTACATATATTACTATCGAGCTTAACCTTTCAGAATATGATGCATTAGTTGGTATGAAGAAATTATTACAATCATCTAATTATATGAGAATTGTAGTAGCTGCTTGGTATGACGAGGTTATCAGGAATAATATTATTGAGTTTCTAACAGACATGGGGTTTAAGGTTTTCACCGGGCACTACAATAGAGTTTATGCGACTAAAGGTCTTGCATTATGATCTACGGAGATCGAGGAATATTCTTCCTATCTGCAGGAAGAGCTGGAACTGAAACAATTCACACAATACTTAAAAGCTTTGACGGCATTTCTTCCTACCACGAGCCACATCCATTATTGTTTGAGTTAGGCTCAAAAGCTTACGGAGGCCCTGAGATAGATAGAGATTTTATTTTATCAGAAATAGAATCAAAACGTAAAAACATATGGTCAACATTAAAAATCAATACATATATCGAAACAAGCCCTCAAGTTACTTTTGTTCATGAATACTTTCAGTACTTTTTTGATGCTTGCAAATATGTCTGGATGATAAGAGAGCCAATAGAATTTATCAATTCCGGACTAAATAGAGAATATTACAAAACCGACTTGCACTGGGATAAAAATAGAATAAAGCCGAAAAAAGATACTAATTATAACGCCATCTGGAATGGCCTTAATCAATCATCCAAGATTTTATGGTTGTGGACGGAAACAAACAAATATATTTATGATAAAATATCGAATTTGCCAAAAAATACTTTTTTTACAATTTACTCCAAAGATATCTTTAATAATACAACGAAATTATACGAATTATTAAAATTTTGCAACAAAGATGCTGCCTGTGACACGAATCAAGTTTTAAATATTTTGAACAAAAAACTTAATAAAAACATTAGAGCTCAATATAAATATAAATCATTATCTGAGCTAGATATAAATGATTACATATTGAATGACTTTTACACACACTATGATTTGTTCAAGAAGTATTTTAATTAAAAAAGGGGAGATATTATGAGTAAAATTCATTTGACTGCGGCTTTGCCTACATTTGCAAATTCAAATATTATTTGGCTGCAGCTAGAAAGCTTATGCCGTCAAGAATGCAACCTTAACTGGGAACTTATTATTTCCGAAGAACAGGGGGTTGAGGGTATGTTTGGCGAAGCTGGACTATCGGAATTTAGAGAAAGACTGGTTTTGGCTGGGTGCAAGAAAATCAAATATATTCCACTAGAAAAGAGATTGCCCTTATCTAAAAAATGGTGGCTTATGGCACAGTACTCAGAGGGTGAGTCTTATGCTCTATGCGGTTCGGATGACTACTCTTCCCCAGATAGATTTGAACTTTCCCACTCTATACTGCAAAAGGGATATGATTGGTTTAATATTAAAAAGGGTTTATTTCTTAATGTCCAAACCATGCATACGGGCACATTTGTAGCTGAAAACATAAAAAGAGGATTAACTATGTGTACTCAGACAAGTTTAGTTAAAAATATAAAAGACACAAATTGGCCCACATCCTCTGTAGACGGCTGGTTGCAGCAAAAAATGTCAAATTTTTATCAGCACGAAGAAAATGTGGCCGGATTAGATACAGATGGTTCAAATATAATTTGCAGTGGGAGAAGAATATTATATAGTGACAAGCATTGGTCGCAGTGCTTTATTCCTCCAGAGCAAGTCATTGAAGATATTTTGCCACAATCGATTATTGATAAAATAAAAACCACAAAATTCTTTTATCCCGAAAGATTTATAAATTAAATAGAAATGTGTGGAATTTTTGGAGTTATAAGTGATAATTATTTCACTTTAAAAGATAAGAAGATTAAGCGTTTGGCGAAACTTTCTGAATCAAGAGGCAAAGATTCCAGTGGTATTCTTGTAGGCTCAGAGGATTTTTTTGATATTCAAAAAGCAGACTATTCAATTACAAGTCTTTATGGCCAAGCATCTACGAAAAAAATAAAAATTGCCTTGGGCCACAGCAGGCTTATTACCAATGGAAACTCAGATAACCAACCAATTTACAAAGATGACATTGTTGTATTTCATAATGGAATCATAATAAACCATGAAGAACTATGGAAGTCTTCGGAAAATCAAAGGTCTCTGCAAATAGATACTGAAATTATTGCTGAAATCACAAGGTCTTTTTTAATCGGAAATTCTGATTATAAATCATTATGTCGGGAAATTATCCATAAATGCTCTGGGACAATTGCGTGTGCGATCCTTTTGCCCAAGGAAGGCAAGCTTATTTTATTTTCTAACAACGGAAGCTTGTTCCTAGGGGTGCTTGGTGATCATTTCGTCTTTGCGTCTGAAAAATCTTTTTTAAAAAAGATTAAGTGCATTAACATTAAACAAATTTATGAACCGGAGATTTTAGATTGTTGCATTTTAAATTCTGCCCCAGCAATTTCATTACTAAAAAAACCTAGGCTTAAGTTGCTTCCGGCCTTGACTTTTTCAAATTCAGAAAGAAAGATATTAATACATCGAGAGCATGATCTTAAAAGATGTTCTAAATGCATTCTCCCAGAGACAATGCCATTTATTAGATTCGACTCCGAAGGTGTTTGTAACTATTGCCACAATTATGCCCCCAGAAATATTCCTCGTCCTAAGGAGGAGCTTTTTGAATTAGTAGAGAGGTATCGCAGAGAGATCGGAAGCGATTGTATAATCCCTTTAAGCGGGGGTCGTGACAGTTTTTTTTGTTTGGACATGGCTGTTAGCGAACTGGGTCTAAAGCCAATAACGTATACTTATGATTGGGGTATGGTAACCGATTTGGCAAGAAGGAATATTAGCAGAATTTGCGCTGACCTAGGCGTGGAAAATATAATTTTTGCTGCAGACATCCCAAGAAAGAGATTAAATATACAAAAAAATTTATTAGCTTGGTTGAAATCACCACACCTGGGGATGATCAGCTTGCTTACGGCTGGTGACAAACATTTTTTTAAATATATCAATGATGTTAAAAAATCAACTGGAATTAATTTAAATTTATGGGGAATAAACCCTTTGGAAGTAACCCACTTTAAGGCTGGATTTCTTGGAGTTCCCCCTAATTTCGAGGAAAAGCTGGTGTATTCTAGCGGCACTTTAAATCAACTAAATTACCAACGACTCCGGCTGGGGAGAATGTTTGAAAATTTAGATTATTTCAATAGTTCCATTTATGATACTTTATCTGGAGAGTTTTATAGAACGTTTGCTAAAAAAAGAGATTACTTTCATATATTTGATTACTGGAAATGGGATGAGAGTCCCGTGGATAAAATATTAAAAAAATACTCTTTTGAGCTTTCTCCGGACACCTCGTCTAGCTGGAGAATCGGTGACGGAACTGCTGGGTTTTATAATTATATTTATTATAATGTCGCTGGTTTCACGGAAAACGATACTTTTAGAAGCAATCAAATTAGAGAAGGCGATTTAAATAGGGAAGAAGCCTTAATGCTTGTGAAAGACGAAAACCAACCAAGGTACGAAAGCATCAAATGGTATTTAAATGCCGTTGATATTGATTTTTGTTATGCCATGGGAATAGTTAATAACATAAAGCCTTTATTTAATCCATTATAATAAAATTTCTCACACAGGATTAAGCCTACAGCCCAATTGTAGACAGATGAGGAGTGTAACTTACTTCTATGAACTTGATCATAGAAGCTCCCCTCTCAGCCCCTCCTAGTGAGATTTCTTGCTTCCGGGATGTTACTCTTTACGGGAAGATATTTATATTCGAAGACGTTTTATTAAAATGCGAGAAAGGATCTAGAAGTTTTTATTGGGAGTGGTTAAAAGCCCATGGAGCGCATGACTTCATATCTCAATTACTAAAAGAAAGCGAAGATGTATCCGGGTTTGTTATAGGAGAAAAGAAAAGTAATTTAAATATCCCTCGAATTGATGCCTTTAATTTGAGCTTTATCATTTCTGCGATATCGTCTGTTAGTGACAGATAAAACCATAAAGTCCAAAGTCGACTTTTAACTTTTGTTAGACTTTTGAATTTGTGTGTGTATTATAATAATATGCCGCAAAAACGTAAATATACAAAAAGATCCGAGTATTGGCAAAAGTTCCAAACTAAAAACCTCCCCTTAGAAAGCCTTATTAGTCAGGAGAACACAGGCCCTATATTGGCTGGAGACAATTACTATGTGAGTACTTATGCCCAAGCTAGCTCAGCGGGGACCGCATCTTATGATAGAAGTTCGTCTAGAGTTAACCAAGGATCTTCCAAGAGAAGTCAGGGAGTAGGATCTCCATACGCAAATATAAAAGAAGGAATACTCCCGTATGACTTTAAGTCGAATGGGGTGGACATAAGGGAAACCGTAGACTTGTGCCAAAGAGCTTACGCTAATGTTCCTATATTTAGAAACGCAATAGATATAATGTCAGAACTGGCTAATTCAGCCATACACGTCGAGGGAGGGACAGAAAAGTCAAGAAAATTTGTAGAAAAATGGTTTGCTAAAATTAACCTTTGGGATCTTAAGGATCAATTCTTTCGTGAATACTATAGATCCGGAAATGTTTTCCTGTATAGAGTAGATGGCAAATTCACAACCAAAGACTTTGCGAAATTAAATAAGATATACGGAGGGGAAGGGTTAAAGCCCGGGCAAATACCTATTCGATACATTCTCCTTAACCCTTATGATGTTATAGCGACAAGGAGCACCTCTTATAAGGACGGGGTATATAAGAAAATTCTGTCGGAGTATGAACTTGAGGAGCTTAGAGAGCCCAAGACGGAACACGACAAAGAGATTCTTAAGAACCTACCAAAAGAAGCAAGAGAAAAAATCAAGAAAGGAACATGGTCTCCAAATGGGATAGAGATAACCCTAGATTCCACAAAACTGTCTAGCACTTTTTATAAGAAACAAGATTATGAGCCATTTGCCGTTCCATTTGGTTTCCCGGTATTGGATGACATCAACTGGAAACTTGAATTAAAGAAGGTTGACCAAGCGATAAGTAAAACCATCGAGAATGTTATTCTTCTTATAACTATGGGAGCAGAGCCTGAAAAAGGGGGAATAAATCCAGAGAATCTTTCTGCGGCAAGATCTTTATTTCAAAACGAAAGCGTAGGAAGAGTTATGGTGGCCGATTATACCACTAAGGCTGAGTTCGTGATTCCTGATATTAGCAAAATAATAGGCCCCCAGAAATATCAAATAGTCAACGAGGACATTAAAGAAGGATTGCAAAATGTTATTGTCGGCAATGATAAATTCGCGAATACCCAAGTAAAAGCCGAGATATTTTTAGAAAGACTAAAGGAAGCCAGGTTGTCTTTTTTGAATAATTTCCTTCAAGACCAGATTAAGATGGTGTGTCAAAATTTAGGATTCAGGGATTATCCTGTGGCTAGATTTGAGGAAATAGATATTAAGGATGAGGTTCAATTCCAGAGAGTCGTAACAAGACTACTTGAAATAGGCATAATTACTCCGGAACAAGGGATTAAGGCCATGAAGACAGGCATATACCCTGATTCTAAAAACTTGAAGGAAGCACAAAAGGAATATGTCAAGGAAAGGGAGGATGGTTTGTTTAATCCTTTAATCGGTGGCGTTCCCATGATAGAATCTCCGGAAAGTAATGAAACGACAGGGCAGCCATCGGCTGGAAGACCTACAGGCACAAAGGAGATAAAGCAAACCAATACTACTAGGGCTGAAGAGTTGTATAGTAGGAAGGAAGTTCAATCTATTATATATGAGGTCGAAGATCTTTATTCTCATTCCAAAGACAGGATGAATAAAAAAATGAAAACTGAGTCCTTGAGTAAGGAGCGGGAGGGGATGCTAATGGATTTGTGCAAATCGGTAGTTTCATCAAGAGAGAAAAAGAACTGGAAAAGAGAAGTTACTAATTGTATAAAGAATTTCGACAAGATAGAATCCCTGTTGCCCATCTCTGAGATTTTGGAATTATCCCAAAAGCACGAACTCGATTTATACCCTTCTTCATTGTTGTATCACAGTAATAAAAAAGAAGTGTAATCCTTTCCCATGGGATTGCCGTATAAGTATATAACATCTTTTAACGACGAAGTTCGAGCTTCATCTGAGAGTGTAGAAAATCTAAGTTCAGGATTATCGGAAGCTTCTCTTTCTTCATTGAAGCCATTGATACCTCAGGATATTGATTTTGATAGAAATATTGATCTCCTTGGAATTGCGTTCAACGCGGCTGTAGTTAATAGATTTAATAAGAACGATGATGGGATAACAACCGAAACTGCATTAGCGGCTTTGGATTACTTTATAAATAAACCAACGAATATAGAACACAATAAACAAAAAGTCGTTGGCCATGTAGTTTCAGCAGGATTCTCTAAATACGGTGAAGCTTCCTTGATTAGGAGGGACGAAATTGACCCTGAAGACTTAACCCCTTTTAATATAGCCTTGGCGTCTGTAGTATATAAAGCAGTGAATTCGGAATTTGCTTCCTTAGTGGAAAGATCCGTAAACCCCGAAGATGAATTATATCAATCTGTTTCCGCTAGTTGGGAAATAGGCTTTAGTGATTACGTTATTGCCCTTGGCAGCAAAAACCTTGAAGAAGCCGAAATAATAGAAGACGAAAAACATATAGAAGAATTAAAAGCTAGTCTCAGGGCATTTGATGGTTCTGGCAAACTAGAAGACGGAACGGAAGTATATAGATTAGTGACCGGAGATGTTTATCCGCTGGGCATAGGATTCACAGCGAACCCAGCAGCCGATGTCAAGGGAATCTTCTTGCATGGAGAAGATAAAAAAAAAGAGATAGAGGCGAATGACGACCCTCAGGATGTAGAAATTATCCATGTAAAGTCTACTGCTTTTTCTAAAAAAATAAATATTTATAAAAAAAATAATTCCCATGCAGGGAAAACACATGTAAATTTGGATGAAATCAAAAATGTTATGGAAGTCAACGAACTACTAGATCAAATTAAGGCGTTAATCGAGGAAAAATCTGAAGAGAAGTTTTCCGAAGAAAGCGTAGCCAATATAATCAAAGTCGTATCCGATGCGATTCGCGACAAGAGCGAGCAATACGTATCTGAAAAGGCGGAAGCCGAACAGGCCAAGCAAGAAGCTGTTGATGCTCAAGTCGAATTGGAAAAGAAAATCGAGTTGATCGAGAAAGACCTTAGCTCTTCCACTGAAAGAGTTCAAGAGCTCGAAAGCGAACAAGCCGAAGCGAAAGCAGAACAATTGTTCAACGGCAGAATGGAAGAACTTGATAAAGAATACGAATTGTCCGATGAAGACCGAAAGGTTATTGTTGCGGATGTCCGTTCTCTTGACTTGACCGAAGAATCATTTTCGGCATTCCAAGAAAAAATGAAGGTCATCTTTAGCCATAAAGCGAAAGAGTTCATTCAGGAACAAAAGGAAATTTTTGAAAAGGCTGTCCAAGCTGAAGTAGCTAAAGAAGTTTCGACTACTTTAAAAACAGAAGAGAAGACAGAAGCAAAGGATGATGAAGGAGAAACGGAAGTTGCCTTGGATCAAGTAGAGGCCACATCCGAAGAAGTTTCATCCAACAATGCAGAAACAGCAGAAAAGGAAGGCTCCTTTCGCGATAAATTCGAAAAAGCTTTTTCGGAAGACAATGTAATAATAAACTATTAAGCAACTAAAAAACTTTAACACTAAATACAATGGCACTAAGAATCCTACCATTCAGACAATACGACGAGAACGACGTCATTAACTTGTACTCGCTTGACGAGACTATTCCAGTGGATCCTTCCGAGGATGGA